GTGTGCTGTCAATGGTGTCTCCTTAGGCTCCGTTGGAGTTGCTCTGTTGATTAACAGAGACAAGGTGTAGTATAGGGGTAGAGTTATGTGAAACATAGGTGTCTAAACTGCTCCTGGCATTGTAGGAACATCTGGCGCTGCTACTGGTGTAGGAGGAGGAGGTGCTTCCTCTGCGAATGTGACTGGTAGGTCGAAAAGGCGAATAAGTTCTTCTTTCAGTGCTTTCCCTGTGACGCCTAACTGTGGAAGTATTGGAAGGAGTGCCATTAACTGTTGCTTCTGTAGTATTTCAGTTATTGGTGTGTTCGTGTTGTCTGCTGCAAATACTTGCCAGTCGCCGTCAAGTGCTTCAACGGTGACAATGCGTGCTCCACTGTCAGTAAGTACAACGGTTTTGTCCTTCTTGCTCATTAGTGGTATTAGCATTCGCAAGTACAGCACAACAGCTGCTTCTAATGTAGCGTCTCTGCTGCGTGCCAATTTGCCGAGTTCTGAAGCGGTGTATTGTGCAAGTGCTGTCACTTCAGTTGCAGTAGCACGAGTTGCTTCACCTCTTGTAAAACCTGCCACAAGTGAAGCACGTGCAAGGTCTGCTTCTATATAATTTAAGTATTCACCTTGATTTCCGCTAATAGCACCAGTTGGAATAACGTCTATTAATCCGCCGATAGTGTCACCTTCGACTGGAATAAGTGCTCCGTCTACACCAGCAGTTATTTTAGCAAGGTCTGTTTCATCAAAGGCACCTTTCTTGTAGATGTACTGACGAGTGTCACGTCGAACTGCGTTTGCCCAGAATGTGCGGAGAATATTCTTCTCAAATATTTGGTCGTAAGAACGTGACATTGCTGAATACCCTTCCATCGGTCTGTCTGGTGACTTACTGAAGTAGAATGGCACAATATTACTAAGTGGTCTGTCGTCGTATGTTGTCACGGGTATTTCGTCTTTGCTTAGTAGTTCGTCACCATTTTTATATTGTGGTGACCAGAAAAGTAGTTCATTATTTAGGAAGTCATACATTTCAATGACTTGTACATAGAGGTACTCATTAGGCAATTCTGCAGAAGAAGAATTGCCGTCGTAGTTTGAGTAGTTCCTGTCACTTTGTCTCTGTTGTGTAGTGAAGTAGTCTGTTTGTGCCACACCTTTCCACTTCTTGTTGCCAAATATGGAGTTTGCTGTGTCAATTGGCACATAATACGTGTGTCCGATAAACCGACTGTCTTCCCACGCTGATGCGTCTCTGTCAAGAATGACCTGCCAGGGTGGAACTGCTCTCATTGCTATTTTCCCAAGCAATGTAGAACTTTCTCGAGGTGCCAGTTTCAGGAAAGAATGTGTGTAGATAAGTGCCATACGTGCGGCATTCTCAATTTGCTCACGGCAACTCTTCAACCAGTCATTGCCTACTGCCTTCGTTATCTGCAGGTCACCGCCACCGGAAATAGGTGCCTTAAACTCTACTGCTGGGTACTTGGTGAATAGCGAACCCATTATGCTTTCAATGGTTGCATATCCATCCGCTGTCTCTACGGTGAGCATTGTCTCATCCATTCGCACGTCGTTGTAAAACTTAGTGAGGTAAGCATTTCGGTACTTACGCATTTCTTCACGGCGTTCCTCCCAGAAAGTCTCATGACTTTGCTTTGCCGCTCTAATAAAGTTTAACCTGTCATTCTCAGTTCTTGCCAAAGCACACACCTGCGTATGAACTAATTATACCGTCACTATTGCTTTTACTAAACTATTTTACAGCGACAGCAACTATTTTGCATAAGTTCGACAGTCAGTAGCGGCGCAAGTTGTTTTTTCCGCAGTTCTTGAATGCGTTTTGCGTTTTGCGCTTCATTACCCACAGCGGCAGATAAGGTGTCCTATTCCGTGACAAACTCTTTAGACATTGTAATGACAGTGCAAGTGCTATGACAGTGTCACCATGTCCGAACGGACCAGCAACACAGAATGCACGACCTGCTTCATCCACTTGGAAACTCCTTAACTCACTCATTGTCCAGGCGTCCAGGTGCTGAAGCATACCGGTGGTTATCTGCCGTTTCAGTTCTTCCAGCATTTGTGGTTTTGTCTTACTATTTGTAGTCCAGTCTTTACCTTCAATGTCTTTCCATAGAGTCACACCTGCATGCTTCAGTTCTGTTATAATAATGCCACCAAACGTGCCGTTAGATTCTACTAATACTTTTGCTCCATTCCACTTCTTCGAGGCGTCTGTTATTTGCAATGCCCATTCTGCAGGCGGTGTTGTATTACTTCTCCGAACCTCTACTATCTGTCCACTGCTGACAGACGTCACGACTAACGTGCTAAAGTCACCACCAACACCTGCTCCGCAGTCAACACCGATTGCATATTTGTCATTTATAGAAACTGCTTCTATAACTCCGCCACTCTTCTCAAGTTCCAATACTGTCATATTCTTTAGGTCTTCTGAAGAACACCATGCACCTTCAGTTTGAGCATATGCTTCTGCAACACTTATCGGAAACTCACGCTTAAACTTCTCAGCACCTAACTTTGCAGACATGAATGACGCCCAGTGCTGTTGCCCGGGAGACAATAGAGAGTCTGCGTCAGGTATGAAATGGAGAGGCACATTCTCTGAGACATATTCACCGTGTTCTGTCCACGGAAAGAATAGGAACTCCCACTCCACTGCGCCACTATCCGATAGACCTATTTCAGTGTGGAGGGCGTCTCCGTAGTAGTTAGCAGTGCTCTCTATGCAGAGTTGTCCACCGTTAAGTGCTGAAATGGCAGTTGCTTTTAGTTCTTCAGCGTCAGGTGCAAATGCGTATTCACTAATGTGTAATCCAGTTGCAGTGAAACTCCGCATTCCACCTTTGCCTTCAGCACTTGCTGCCATTAATGTCGCGCCAGTGTCAGCAAATGTGAGGGTGGTTGTATTGTCAACGCTTAATGGACGCTGCAAATGCCGCGGAAGTGAGGCATAGAAACGCCGGTGAATGTCTAGCAGGTGCTTTGACGACGCTAGTTTGTGTGACAGGACGACGTATGTTTCTGGTTCTGTAGCAGTTAACCACTTCCAAAAGAAGTAGGCGGCAACTGCTGTGCTGCTGCCAATCTGCCGTGCTTTTAGTATGAGGACGTCTCTGCCACTAACGAGTGCGAGTATAACTCGTATTTGTTCGCCATTCAGTTTTAAACGAACCAGTTTTCCCTTCTTGTCTGCTATTTTTAGTTTGCCGCAGAAAAGTATTGGGTCAGCAAAGAGTTCCTGCAGATTCATTCGTTATTACTCAACCATGCCTTCAGTTCGACTATGTTGTTCACTGCTTCCGCGTTATTTTCTGCAGGGGCAGTCACCTTCACTGACTGTGTTACGAGAATACGCAGCAACTCTCCTACTGCCGTTTTGCTCAGCAGTAAATTTTCAGAGTCACCTTTTTCCAACGCCTCGACTTGCATGAGCAGGAGTTCCCACGCTGCGTCACTAATATTCTTGTCACGCAGTGCCTTTTTTAGTTTTCTATACGACATATGGCATCGGTCGGGGTTTTGGTTTTGGGCGTTTCATGAGCTGTGTCTCTCTTTTGGAATGTTTAGGGTGTCATGCAGGTCTTCCAGTGGCAACTTCAGTGTCCAGGCAGTTGGCTTTCTGCCACCGCCATGGTAGACTTCTGTCATTAGCACTTTCATGTAGCGCTCTTTATAACCTGGACCGAGGCGCATCCAGTCACCGACTTGTGTTCGCAGTGTATTTTCTACGAATGGATGTGGTGTCATTTCTAAGAGTATTTTAAGTATTTTTAACTGTGTTGTGAAGCGTGTCTTCGTCCAAACTTCAAGTGCTGCAACCTGTTGTGTCATATTGTCCTATTAAAAAGTGGCGGGGTTTGCCGGAGTATACGCATGTCAAGAACGTCTGTTTAGCAAACCCCGCCTAATGCTATATATACTATAACTTCTTATTCTGCAGTTTTATTTGTCTTTTTATTTCTTAAGGCATGTTCGACCTGGTCTTGAAACCCGCTGTCCTGAACGAGTATTTCTATATGTTCTTCGCTCGGTGTTATTTGCGTTTCACTCATCAGCAGTTCCCTCGCTATTCGTTCCATAGCACGACGTGTGGCAGTGACAATGTTTGCAGTTGAGCAGTTCAGTTCTTCTGCCACTTCAGCGGCTGTGCGTGTGAAACAGGAGAATGAGTGTCGGTAACGTGACTTCTTATTAGACATGTCTTATATTACTCTGT